AATGCGCCCACAAAGAGTATTCACAGAGCATGAGATAGCTGAGGTTTTCGAACTTTCGTCCTCACTCACGCTAGAACAGATGGCAGATTATTTTGGTATATGCGACAACACGTTGCGAGCGATTTTCGAGCGCCAGCCAGAAGTTTCTGAGGCTTACCGTAAGGGTCGCAGTCTAGCCATCTCTGAGATAGCTGGGAGCGTGATCTCTGCGGCTAAGGGTGGTGATATGAACGCTGCAAGGCTTTACCTGTCTACCAAGGCTGGATGGGTTCAGACAGAGAAGCGAGAAATCACTGGTGCTGACGGTGGTCCGATCAAGCAGGACACGCACTGGACAATTGAGGTTGTGGGCGCAGATGACTGACGAGTGGACCGGAAAGGGTAGCTGGCAGCGCATAGGCGACAGGAAGAAGTTTAACGAAGGCTGGGACAGGATTTTCAAAGATGCCATTAGACAAAGGGTCAAGCAAGAAAACGATCAGAAAGAACATCAAGACAGAGATGAAGGCCGGGAAACCCCAGAACCAAGCGGTAGCCATAGCGCTTAACACTGCCCGCAAATCCAAGAAGAAGAAAGCGACTTACGAATAATGCCCACCATGAAGCTGCCCAAGCGGTTACTGCCGTTTGCCAACAAGCCCAAGCGATTCAAGATAGCGATTGGTGGCAGGGGTAGCGGAAAAAGCATGAGCTTCGCAGATATGTGCTTAATGGATGCCCAGATGAAGGGCATCAAGACAGCCTGCTTCCGGGAGTTCCAAGTATCCATTGATGACTCTGTTCACGCGTTGCTGGCATCTGAGATCGAGCGCTTAAAGCTACAGGGCTTTGAGGTTCAGAACAATCAGATACTGTTCAACGATGAGCCAGCGTTCAAGTTCAGGGGATTAGCCCGTAGCCCGGAAGGGGTGAAGTCTATGCATGGCTTCAAACGGTTCTGGGTTGAAGAAGCACAGACGATTTCAGAGAACTCGCTCAAGGCACTTACACCAACACTCCGAGAAGAAGGGTCTGAGATCTGGATGTCAGCGAATCCACGATCAGCAATGGACCCGTTCAGCCAGCGGTTTATCAAGCCATTCGAAAAGCAATTGCGCAGGGACAAGTATTACGAAGATGATCTGCACCTGATAGTCTGGGTCAATTTTGATGACAATTTACTGTTTCCTGAAGTGCTTGAGCAAGAGCGCCTGCACGACCAGACAGCAATGCCGCCGGCGATGTACCGCCATGTCTGGGAAGGCGAGTATATGGATGAGGTGGACGACTCCATCATCCCGGTAGAATGGTTCAACGCAGCTATTGATGCGCACAAGAAGCTGGGCTTTGAGCCTACAGGGGCGATCATCGCATCACACGACCCAAGTGATGAGGGTGGTGACAGTAAAGGCTATGCGCTCAGGAAAGGCTCTGTCGTGCTGGATGTCTGCGAGAAGATCACTGGCGATGTGAATGAGGGCATGGATTGGGCATTGGCAAAGGCCCGTCAGGATAACGCTGATTGGTTTGTCTGGGACTGCGATGGTCTTGGGATTAGCCTCAAGCGTCAGGTCGATCAGGAACTGGAAAGCACGAAGGTAGAGAAGTTTATGTTCCGGGGATCAGAGACACCGGACGACCCGAATACGCCATACTCTGGGAAGGATTCTAAGACCAACAGGGACACGTTCGCCAACAAGAGGGCACAGTATTGGTGGAAGCTAAGGGATCGCTTCTACGCAACGTACAGGGCTGTTGAAAAGGGGGAATACATTGACCCTGATCTTCTGTTATCCTTATCGTCAACTATTGATAACTTAGACCAGTTACGGTCTGAGGTTTGTCGCATTCCACAGAAGCGCAGCAACAATGGTCGAATCCAAATTATGAGCAAAATCGACATGGCGAAGCGTCCATACCAGTTACCATCACCTAACATGGGTGACGCTCTGATGATGTCCATGTTCTCACCAAAGGCAAAGGTCGCAGAGGCGGCAAAGATTAATTTCCAAGGCTGGGGTAGCTAAATGGCTGACTACGAAGCAGAGTACGATGAAGGCTCAGAAGAAAAGAGCAAAGTGAGCAAGAAGGATAAGCGCGAAACCGAATCTTACCAGATTGACTATGAGGACCACGCTAAGGTCATCAACCTTCTGACTGCCGCTCAGGGCGCTGACAGCGATATGCGTGATCAGGCCAGAGATGCCCAGTTGTTCGTATCCAAGAAGGATGGGCAATGGGAGCCGTACTGGTGGAACGCCAATCAGAACAGGCCCCGCTACACATTTTGTATGACCACCCCTATTGTCGATCAGGTCGCAGGAGAGATCGAGCAAGCCGATTTTGATATTCGTGTATCCCCTGCTGGCGGTGACGCTACCAAAGACGTTGCCCTGACCTATGACGGCATCATCCGTAATCTTGAGAACATATCTAACGCCAAAGACGTTTACACATCAGCAGCCAGAGGGATGATCACAACCGGCTATGACGGCTGGCGCATTGTCCAGAAGTACGCTGATGACAACTCATTTGACCAAGACCTGATGATCGAGAAGATCCACAACTTCATTGACCGGGTATGGTTTGATCCCGCTGCCGAACAGCAAGACAAGTCAGACGCTCGATACTGCTTTGTGCTGCACCCTGTTGCTAAGGATGAGTTCGATAAGCGCTGGCCTGAATCAAGCGGAATATCTGTACCTGATGACCGTGATGGTGAGGCTTACTACGATAAGGCTGAGGTTGTCGTTATCGGTGAGTTGCTCTATGTCGAGAAGGAAGAACGCGAACTGGTCCTGATGTCCAACGGGCAGACCTATGAGGCTGATGATGACTTCGAGAAGGTTGTCGATGACATGGCTCTGGTGGGTGTTACCGAGATCAAGAGGCGTAAGCGTAAGGTCAGCAAAGTATGCTCCCGGTTCTTTGATAACGATGGTTGGCTTGGTGATGATAAGGACACTGTGTTCAATCGCATCCCTGTTATCCCTGTTTACGGCAACTACAAGATTATTGAGAACAAGACGGTGTACTCAGGCGTTGTTGAAAAGCTGATGGACTCGCAGCGTGTGCTGAACTACAGCATGAGCCGTGAGATTGAAGAAGGCGCACTGGCCCCACGCGCTAAATACTGGATGACGCTGACTCAGGCCGCAGGGCATGAAGACTCACTGTCCACTATGAACACCAACAGCGACCCGGTTCAGTTCTACAATGTAGACCCAGAGATGCCCGGACCACCACAGCAGAACGGTGGCGCAATGGTTAATCCGGGGCTGAGAACAATTTCAGAAGCCATGCGTGGCATGATTGGTTACTCCGCCGGCATGTTTGCCTCCAACATGGGTGACAATCCCGGCTTGCAGTCAGGCGTTGCTATACGCTCGCTACAGAACAAAGGCGACAATGCCACCTTCAAGTACAACAAAGCCGTTCAGGTCGCTATAGCGGCAACTGGTAAGGTTCTGGTTGATGCTATCCCCAAAGTCTATGACACTGAGCGCACCATGCGCATTCTCTATGAAGATAACAGCTTTGAGATGGCAACCATCAATCAGCCTGTGATTGACCAGCAGACGGGTGAGGTTGTGATGCTTAACGACCTATCCCAAGGCGTTTATGACGTTATATGTAAGGCCGGTCCGAGCTTCAAGAATCGTCAGCAGGAAACGCTTGAGATGATCATCGAGATGGCAAAGGTTGACCCAACCATTATGCAGATCGCCGGTGACGTTATGATGCAAAACATCAATAGCCCTGCTGCCGACCAAATTGCAGAGCGTAAGCGTGACCAGATGCTGAAGGCTGGAATGATTCCGATGTCTCAATTGACTGACGAAGAACAGGCTCAGATACAGCAGCAGATGGAGCAACAGGGTCAGCAACAAGATCCAGCCAGCATCATGGCTCAGGCTGAAATGCTGAAGGGTCAGGCTGAGATGGCTCGCGCTCAGATCGAACAGGTGAAGGTCCAGAATGAGCAGATGAAGATACAGGTTGAGGCGCAGAAGGCTCAGATGTCTGCCCAGAAC